TCGGTGTGGGTGTTCCTGTCTCGGAAATTGTTGGAGTTGGAGTTGGAGTACCCGTTTCAGATACCGTAGGTGTCGGTGTGGGTGTTCCAGTTTCAGAAATTGTTGGAGTTGGAGTTGGTGTTTGAGTCGGAGACATAGAGGGACTTGGAAACTCAGATATACATTCTTTAATTTCAAAATATTCACAACCGTTTGAATCAATTACCTTAATGATAACCGCAGGTGCAAAATTGAAAATGGATGGCAAAATAAAAGTCTGAGGTAATGAGCTCAAAACCCCCACCAAAGATAGGTTGTTACCATAAACATCAGAGACATAAACATCTGCGGGTAATGTACCAGTAAGGGATGTGATTTCAATTTGTGCCGACATACAACAATAAATAATCTATATTATGGACAAGGGGTTGGACACAGAATCGAATATCCAATTATCAACTTAATGGTTACTCCCTGTCCACTTAGGGGATCCCCACTTTCAATTGTTATTTTTGATGTGACAGGGTCTATTGTAACTCCTGTTACACCAGGTATTGTAAGTAACAAATCCTCTACCGCTTGGAAATATACGGCGTCTGTCGGAACATCAAGTAACGTCTCACCTGTGTAAAATAAATCGGTATATGTATTTCCACTTACCTCAACCTCAATGGTAAAGGTAGATGCTGTTAGGATACACCCATCTTGTGGTGATACCAAATCATTGAACCCTTCATTGAGCATTTGAACCATACCTCTTTTTGTCCCTGAGGTAAATCCAAATTCACTCTCACACATATTGAAAATCTGATATGTTGTAATCACAGGACTACACTTAATTAGGACACTCCTTGATTTTACACAACCGTTACTATCGGTAATTGTCAGAGAATAACTTCCATCAGTAAGACCCGTAACATAAACCTCTTGAGGATTTGAATCCACATTCGATGACCAATTGTATGTGAAAGGTGGTTGACCTGATGTTATAAGTGCGGTTATTGTACCCCCACTTCCACTAACACCACACGACGTTGGGAACAATGAGAATTCTAATACACTTTCTTCAGGAACCACAGCACCTCCTGTTATGGTACATCCACCGGCTTCAGCAATAGAATATGAATACTCACCACCCAACAAAGATGAGAATGTAACATTCAAAGAATTGGTTGTTATTGATTGTCCATTACTCAGAGTGTAGATATAAGGTAACGTTCCACCTGATGTAGTCATAAGGGTGAGAGTACCATTAGGTTGTCCACAAGTAGATGTGGTGGCCGAATATGAAACGTTAAATAAATTCACCGAGGAGACAATTACATTCTGTGAATAAGGACATGAACCACCATCAGTGATTGTAACATTATATGTTCCATTAGATAAATTGGTGAACAAATATTGTGTCGAGTTTGTTGTGGCAGTTATCGATGAGGTCACCGATGACAAAACATACGTATAAGGTGGCGATCCCCCTTGTAAACCAATATTGACAGAACCATTATTGGATGAACATTGAGAGTTTGTCACATTCAAACTTACATCGTAAAATGTGTTGGGGGTAATGAGTGTTGTACCGAAAGTTACCTTACATAATGCCGCATCTGTCACCGAGACAAAGAATGGTCCCGCAGATAATGAAGTAAAAGTATAAACTTGAGAATAACTTACAAAGGTAGTTCCATTACTACCTGAATATAAATAAGGTCCCGTTCCACCAGTAATTGTTAAGGTAAGACTTCCATCGTTAGTAAAACATGTTGGAGATGTACCACTCCAAGATCCCAAACCAAGTGAAGGAACAAAATCAACAAATACTGATTTGTTCAAACTACATCCTCCACTGTCAGTAACCGTAACATTATATGTACCTGAAGTTAGTCCAGTGATAGATGACGTAGTCTGATTGTTATTCCACAGGTAAGTGTATGGTGCATTTCCAGTCTGACCTGTCACATATATCTTCCCTGTTGGACTCGCACACTGAGTATCATTTATAACGTAAAATCCAAAATCAAAAGGAGTTGATGGATTTACAACAAAAGAGGCTGAGGTACCTGTACACCCTGCATCTGATACACCTTGGACGTAGTAGTTTCCTGATGGTAGGGGTGCAAAATAAGCAATACCATTATTCGTAAATTGAGAGGATATAAGTGTTGCCCCTGAATACAACGAATAAGTAATATTAAAATCATCACTCTGAGCACCAATTGTAACTTGTCCATTATCCAATCCACATGTGGTGTCAACAACTTGAGATATGAATAAATTCAAACCTGTCGATACATTCACATTTACATACAGTTCATTATTGACAGGTGCTTGTGAATCATTTATTCGAACAACATATGTTGTACCAGGTGATAAATTTGTTTTACAGGGACCAATACCCAATGAAGGTGATATCCAATCAACTGTATAACCAGGTATTCCACCCGTAACTATGATACAAGCATCGGCTGAATCAGAACCACATCCACCTGTTATACTAATGGTATATGATAATGGTGACAATAAATTTACAACCGTTTCACTCGCCGACGGTGAAATTGTTGGTGTGATCGTCGGTGTTGGTGTTGGCGTCAAAGTGATCGTAGGGGTCGGTGTCGGAGTGGGGGATGGTGATGGACTTGGGGTAAGACCACAAGGGTCACCCGTACAAGATGAAATTGTTGTAGCGCTGACCTCACCTGGAGGTCCGGTGAACAAAGGATCCCATGGATATGTTGTCGTTGAAAATGGCGATCCTCCGACAGTGAATGATGTCGTTATTGTTGTACCAGACTCGTGACAGATATTGAACTCATTTGTCACAGAAGTTGCTGTTATGGTTTCAGAACTTCCTGAACATGATGTATAATCAACAAAAACATTCCCTCCGTCAGCAAAACCAGGTAAGAATAGTGCTGGACCTATGTTCATTTCCACACATTCACAACATGGGAAATAAAGATTACATTGGATACACCCATCGTAGGCCCCTAATAATTCAAGTCCACCCGAACCTCCGAATGATTGTACTATCCAACATTTATCATTATATCTTATCGATATTGTTCCAGGTGTATATGTGTCTGGTACTCTCGCCTCTAAAGTATCTGTCGGATCACAACAATTTACAAGGATTGCGTCCGCGAATGTCGTAACCAAAGGTGGACAACCTGCAGCATAGTCATACTGACAGGTAGCACAATCAGTGGTACTCAAGTATATATTATTCTCATAATTAATTACAGTACCGACTGGTGTTGAACTTGCTGAATAACATATACCAACGCCAGGAGAAAATGAAGGATCAATACCAACATAGTGATTTCCCGGTGTGAATGATGAATTCGGAACACCATCAATATTTGGGTTACAGGCTAAAAATGATCTTGTAGGATCATAACAACAAACTAAATAAACTGAATTATTACAAGCCATTACTCACAAGTTATATCAATATTTATCCCGACATTGATTTGTAGAGTACTCGGAATATTATCTTCCGCACAGGCTAAATTGTAAACCGTCACAACATTTCCATTCACATAGAAATAGTAACCATCATTTACCAATTGTGAAAGGTTTAATAACAGGGCAGCTTTCCATTGGTTATTTGTTGGAACTTGTCCAGTACCGTATCCTGTAAAGAAAGGTGTTTGGAACATAATATTACCATCAATCCTAACATCGACAAACCATTCAGAAGTCAGTGAAGAGGCATTACACTCACTTAATGTCAAACCTTGTGAATTCAAATAAGAATTCAGAACCGAATATAGAATTTGAGAAAAAGATGTAATACCATTTGATGGACCTATCCAAGGATAAATGAAACAATTGGCACTTTCAGTAGTACAATCAAAAGCAAAAAGAGTACCTGTAGCCAAACAAGGGTCTTTCTCAATTGGAATCAATTGACACCCACTCTGTCTTCTATAAACAAATTTTTGTCTTTGTAATGCCGAGTTCTCAAATTTTACACCTGTATTCCAAATAGTTGACGCTGCAATCATTTGTTGGGTAAGTCTAATCCAATATGGACCGATACCTTGTACATACTCGATAAGTTTTTGATAAGTAAAATTATCATTTGGTATTCCGACCAATTGGTCAGAAAGTAAGTAATTATAAAAAATATTCAAAAGGTCCGGATATCCCGAAGTTTTACCATCTGTAGAGTACCATCTGTCTCTAACATTTATGGTGTTACTTATGAACGTTTGTGCAAACTCGAAAAATGTTTTCTTGTTGGCTTGAGGGTTAATGAATGACCAATCTGTACTACCAAAACTTGGGAAATATGGTGTCATACCCGAATTAGGAATTGGGTAATTACTATTACGTGACATCTCCCAAACATTATATAGAATACCTTGTCCAGGATTCAAAAACAGTTCTACATTTTTAGCATTCAAAACTAATCTTTCATCCGCAGCAACATAATATGCTTCATATCCAGCATTTCGAGCAACTCTGAACACTGGTGGTTGCCAACTTTTTTTGTTATCTATAGTGTATTTCAATCTATATCCCAAATTCATAAATGGGAATTGTCTGAACTTATCAAAGTATTCCTGACCGTAAGTGAAGGGTTGTAATATCGTTTGGACGTTTGGACTACTTCCTGTAAATACTGAAAGACTTTGGCTAACAATTTCAGGACTTCTGTGTTGTGGTGTCGATTCAAACCATCCAGCACCTTTTTCGAAATAATAATCATCAGTCTCAATTGGTGCTTCAGGGTATCCAAGGTCATCAACAGGATAGTCTTCCCTAACTTGATCCACAATAAACACGTTGGATTGTGAGGTGAAACCAGTATATTGAACACCCTGAATTGTAAACACATCGCCAGGAACAAATACTGTTGATTCTTCAACATAAGTACCACCAGTTATTTGTGCAAACTGTGTGTTGAATTGTCTCATGTTAATTCTTTGGTCGGCCAAATAAACATGCTCATTAAATTCAATTAGTGCTTCTGGTGCACCAACTAATCTCAAGGTAAATTCAACCGCTCTTCGTGTTCCTTTTGATTTGAATAGATAGGCAGAATTGAGTATCAAATTTCTATAGAATTGGTAATTCAATTCTGACGGTGTGAGTTCTCTTGAGAAACCGGCGTATTGAGTCACTCCAGTACTCGAATATACGGAACTCAAAAAGTTTTCTTCTGTTATTGGTGAAATGTTTGTACTCCAACCTAAAGTTTGAGCCAAATTTTTCAATAACATAGAAGGAATATCATTTCCCGGATTATAATTTACCGAATTCATGTATGCCAAGGCATCTATGAATTGTTTAATTTGATCAAAACTTCGACCATAAATTTGTAAAACTTTACCAACTTTGTGATCAGGTGTATCAAATTCCAATAAAGATTCTGTAACTAAAAATCTGACAACTAAATTTGTTTTAAAAGCATCAAACTCAACACCAATTTCGTTGAGTCGTTCTAAATAGTCTGAGAACGCTTGGGTTCGAATATCAAGGTTCCAAAGACCATCTTTTTGCCAAGTAACACTTCGAGAACTTACCGTTATTACGCCATTGTTATTCTCAACCGGGACACTAAAAGTGGCTGTGTAGATTGGAAGTGCCAATCGATTGAGTAAGAACTTTTCTACTTCATCAAAATCTTCGGTGAATGATTTCTCTGTCCAATAGTCGTTAGGTTTAATAACCAAAGAATCTAAAGTTGACGTCACACCCTTGAACGCGTCTCCGGTTACTATCAAAGTTATTTGTCCTGTGGATAAATTACTTGACGGTATAAAATCTATAATATTATAAGATACCCCACTGACTACTAGAGCATAATCTCGGTATCTATTAGTCAAGTCACGCAAAGGTGAAAATTCCTGTTCTCTGTTTTGTAAATTTATTACAGAGTTTACGGAATATTCAATTGAAAATGGATTCTTAATTCTACTGACGTTTATTGTCAATTCTGTTTCATCAGAAATAGAATCATAACTTATGTTATAGGCCGTGACTCCAGTTGAGTAGTCATAATAAATTTGATCTATTTCTAAACCCGCAGGAAAAAAATTTAATATTCTTTGAACCGATACTTCTAACCTTTTTTGTAAAGACCCAAATATAGTAAAGTTTGTAACTTGCGATAAATCATAATTTGGATAAACACGATATTCTTTAGCCAATAGTAGTCTAGCCTCGTTTACTGACTCAATATCGAGACTTTCCAAATTAATTGGATCTTGGAAAACCCCGATGTTAAAAGTTCTATTAACTTTTTCAGATAATCCTGTCGAAAATTCGAAATTACCTTGCGTAAGTCCACCCCCTTGTACAGTCTGAAGACCTACAATATTATCAAATGGAGTGCCTGATCCAGATGCCGCAGTGTTCGGGATAAACTTTTTAGCCATTATTATTGTTCAGTAATATTTTGGAAGTTTTTACTAAAGTCTATATTATCACCACGATTTTCCTTAACTTCGTAAAGAAGATTATTGAAGTCATCTTTGATTTCATATAGATTGAACTGTTGGTAAATATTGTTCTGTTCGTCGTAAATAGTGTAAATTCCGTCTTCCATACTCTTAGTTTGATTACCGTAAAGAGCAATCCCCAAAGTATCCAAGTCATATTGACTTAGATTGATTTCCAAGGTAAGTGGATTGAAATATGTATTTGACAATATAATACTCTGAGCAGGTTGTCCAATAAACGGGGTCGCATTGGGTTTGTTGGTTGGTGCCGAACTCGGTGAAAGAGTACAGAATACCAAATTTGTTTGACCTTCTGTGTATCTATAACGTACCGCCTTTTGTTGCGTATTTGTAAGATTTTGAATTACTGGTTCACAGAAAAAATTAGAAGTAATGATTCTAAAAAAGTTTGGAATTTTACTTCCGTCAGCATTTAGATATTCTACTCTAAAACCAACCAATCCTTGAGCAACGAACTTATTCACAAATTGATTAGGTACGTTTGATAAATCTATTACAATCCCCTTAACATTCGGAAGTGCAGATAATACCCCACAGTCAGTAATTGTTGTTCTTATTTCCGCAGGTCTGATGTATAATGTGTATATACCAAGTTGTGTAAATACATCTGCGGGTAATCTCAAATTGTACAAACCTCCCAAAATTTCATTGGGATTTCCACCCGTTTGACTATTATTGAAGTAAGGTCTTAGAATCGAGGCTGCGTCAAGTTGTGTCAAGACAAAATTGTCTGTAACGTCCCTTGATGGTGTGTAATTCATAATGATTTGAACGTCCTCGGGAGATACATCTGCCGGTCTAATCGTTCCATAGGTTCCTGTTGCCATGTTAGGTTACGTTAAAAAATCTATATCCATATTTTATGAGGTCCCCAAGATTATCAACTTCCCCAATTCTTTGGACTCGTTCATAAGCAGAGTTTTTACCCCTTTCTATAAATACATTTGATTGTATTTCTGCTTGAGCGGATACACCCAATAATAATTCATCTTTTACCAAAGGTTCTGCAACCATCCAATCGGCAGACAATCCTGACGAATATATCGAATATATTGTGGTTCCATTTGCATAATCCACATAACTTACATCTTGAATTGTGTATGCGGTGTATAACAAATTAATTTCTGTGATGATACCATAATCTACACCTTCACGTTGAATGGGTACTAACAACTGATAAGTATTCGGACCATACTGAGCCAATTCGGTTATTCTTGAAGATGTCAATCCCGTAATCAAGAAAGGAACAGAAACGTAGTTATTTGATGTTTGAGCGTTTACAACATTTTCACTATCACCAGTAAAGATATAATTGTAAGAGATCGGCGTTGCTGTCCATGAACCCACATTAGGTGTAAAATAAGCGGTACCTTGTGGATTGAAGTTTGGAACATTTACAAATGGTGTTTCTATAACTTTGGATACACTTGTATTTCCCCAAGGGTTATTTTGTGACAAAGTAATAGTATACTCACTTGGTGTCGATGGATAGGTATGTACTAAAGAATTAGGAGTAAAAACATTGATACTCTGAACGGGACTTCCATCTCCCCAATCTAACGAGTATGAGGATAATTGTAAGAAGTTGTTGAACTCGATATCAGATGTATTATAAACATTCCAAGTATATGGATTTTGAGTTGTTGATGAAAAAATAAAATTGTTTACAACATCTTTTTGTAATATAGCACCATCAAAGACTGAGTAATATCCAATATCGACGGTATTTTCAACCAATAAGATTGGTATTGTCAAACCTGTGAGTAATGAAGTTCCATTTGGCCCACCTGTCAAGGTTTGTGTCATACCTGAATACACACCAAAAGTTTCCCCTGAATAGGTTACTTGATGTATAATGGTTGACAGGTCACCTGGTGAAACCCTTACTTTCATTACTTGAGTGTCCATTATGGGTTCACGTATTCATACCATTTTATCGGGTTTGACAAAGTACCCGTGAGAACTGAGACCGGATATTCAAACATTTCATATGTTTGTGTTGGATAATCAAGTTTCACCCTATAATAGAAATATTCCTCAGGTGGAAAATCATTCGGATTCGACAGAGTATTTTGTGGTCTATTCATCATTTTCACAAATTGTCCTGTGCTCGCATCAAAAAACTTAGCAGTCATAAAAAATTCATCGACATTGATGAAATCTCTTTTTTTCAACCAATAAATAAAGAACCCTTCTTTATCTCCGATGTAATCCAAAGTGTATTTTGGTCTTTTTACTAAAACCGAAGTTGTTCCATTCAAATTCACATTTTCAGTTAAACCTTGTTGTACAGGTAAAACAATTGTGATGTATGCCTGTTGATCTCTATTGAGAGGGGTTGTATATAAATCCAATTTCCAAAAAGATTTGGTAAAAGGCGGTTCATAATAATAAATTTGGTTTACAGAAAACTTCGGTGTGTATGAATTAAGATACTGTCCCGAAGGGTTTATCACATTATCCCACAAATAAAATTCATAATTTAAAGATGACCTAGTGTTGTTATACTGTTTGTGTTCAAATCTTGTAACTTCAAAATCTTCATCTTTATTGAGTATCTCTTCGAGTATACTCACTTCATATGTCTCAATAGCTTGTTGCTGACCTTGGAAATCCCATGTCTGTTCAATAGGGATCTGCAGATCAGCACCCCCTTGATTTCTTATTTCCAATCTGATATTATTCACACCCATCGATAATAGGGTCAGGTATGACCGAATAAATTTCTGTTATGTCAAATGACGCACCCTCAGGGTATAATCTGAAAGTAATATTGGTAAAAGGATAATGAGATTCATTCAAAAACGGATAATCAACACCTTGATCATTTGTATCAACAAATCCGAACGGGTATATATCCCTCCAATACCATAACTTTTGGGTATTACTAAAATATGAATAACTAGGAACACCATCCACGAAATTTTCCTCAGCGGTTTCAACATAATCAGAAAAAACTTTCAACCTGATAGGGAAGTGTACTTGATAGTAATAACCATTTGGGTTAGATGTGGGTGATCCTGATACATCGAAAGCCTTACCATTGTAGGTAATTTTGTTCATATATCTTGAAATTACCCTTTCTTCTTGGGTGATGTTATTCCATTCACACCAATCTCCGTACATGGTGTCACCACTAACTCTTGGCAAATTAACATTGAAACTATAACAATCAAATGGATTATTACAAACTGGTGATCCATCTATGTTTCTCACATATGAGGTGGTCAAATTGTTTTCAACCGCATTACCATTTGTCAAGTCCCACCACGGATTTGTCTGCTCAGGTAACATATTGAATTCCCAACCTCTGCGGAGTTTATTCCACCAGCCAAAATACCCCAAATTTTGTAGGGTAACGAAGATTTGAGTTACTGGTTTTTTATTATTATCCAATTGATTTATGATTTCCAAATCTCGGGATAATGTAAGATTATAAGTGTTTGAACTCTGCCATTTAGCAATTCTCGAAACATTATTGGGAGTTAGTGATGAGAATTGATATGCGGCTTTGTCACCGAACGGATTTAATTCAAAACCATTTCTGGTTATGATAGATTCACTCGGATTTGTAATTATCCTATGTTTTCTAACATAGTAAATTGAAGTGGTCTCACCTGAATTGTTTATATCCACAATCCTTTTGAAAGTTCCATCATTACCAGTATTGAATGTGGTTCCAGTGTATCCCACATTTACCAAATTGAATACATACTCATCTGAACCCAAATCACCATTTCCCAAACTGAATACCTGAAATGTGTTGGTTCCATTATAATCAAAGGATAAAAGCACATAATCGAATTCCCTCAATCCATGTTTTACAGGACAGTTGAATTGTAAAATAGGTAATCCATTATCCGAACCCGCCGTGATGTAAAACGGAATACCATCTCCAGAGGTCCATGGTGAAAGGGAACTACCATCAGAAAAATAATACTCCATCGGAAAGGAATAATCATTTTCATATGGATAGGACATAACAACACTCCAATTGTAACTCGAAGCACTTTTGGTAACAAAATTTATTTGAGGATTTGTAACATCGGTTCTTATAAATTCGAACTCCTCGTAAGAAGGTAAACCACTCCAAGAATTATTACCCCCCAATAATGGTACGGACGCCTCAGGGTTTACATAGTACAACTCATTCAAATATGGTTGGTATTTTGTTGTGCCAACAATTGTATTGTCATAAATGTATGAGAGTTTGACAATCGGTCTGAAAGTTGTTGATTTGTTTCTTTCGGCATCGAAAAGTGTTGCCAAGTTTACCGTTACAGTCCTGTCATAATCAATCAATTCAGATTGAGTTTGGTTCAATTCAGTATTGATACTAATATCACTATTAGGTGACGACTGATATTGTAAATCAGGTTTTATTACTATGTATTCATTCTGACTCATTGATCAACACCTAAATATTTTTCTCTGAATTTATCGATAGCGCTCGCACCTGACCTCAAACCAAAATAGAAATACCATGGAGCCCCTGAAAGAGTTCTCAAATTATTTCCACCCAAATTTCTTGGTTCGTATTCACCCAATGAATTTTTTTGGAAAATATATCCCGTACGATTTTCAATCTGACCATTTATACCTATAAAGTAGGGGATATTCAATCTATCTAACTCTTGGTATTTTGTTGAGAAGATTGGTTGATTAGTAATGGTGTACCATGTATTCCCCTCGTTTCCAAAAATTGAATTATCTGCCGGTGGTGGGGGTGGTGGAGTACAAGAACCTGTTTGTGTGACCGTAGCCTGTTGTGTTGTTACTGACCCTTGACAAGCACATATCGAAATTGTTTGTTGTGCGGGAATCGATACACTAATCAAATTACCTGAATTACAATCTTGATAAGTGTATGAATCAGGTACGTTGTTGGCACTATTATCTATAGTGTAAGTCTCACAAACACATCCACCAAAAACTTGGCTGAATGATGTTGTATAAGCATTATTCCTCCATAGATAAAATGGGACATTTTGTGATTTGGTTCCCAAATAATCAGCAAGTAAAACTGAACCAGTCAAATTCCTGTCAATCCTTCTCGGGGTAATGATATCTCTATCACTTTGGAATGAGTCATAAAATATACCGAAGATTGGATTACCATTTATATCTTTAGAAATGTATATTGGATTGTCACCTGGTATCGCAGGGTCATCAATATAATTTCCTTCATTGAAAGGTTTGATACCGTATTGTGAGTTTATTTGTAGCATTTGAGCATAATCTCCGTCAACTCGTTGTGATGTTCGACTGAAAAATCCTGTGATGGACGCATTACCAGTACTCAGAACACGGTTCCAAAAATTCGAATTGATGAGTCTGGATATAACAAAAATTTGGAATATATTCCCAACGTCATTCCATGTAGACGGGTTTAATTTGTCTGCCGTGTATCCATAATAATCTTTACTAACAACCACATCTTTAGTCCAAAAATATTTTGGACCCAAGTCCATTACAGTAGTTGGGTATAATAAATTATAAGAATTTAATATAGGTTGAGTGATTCCATCAATAATTCCAAAAGGGGTTCCAGTAGTATTGGGGGCTCTCTTTCCAACAAAATTGTTACTAACCAAGCTATACGGACTTGACCTATAGTAAAAATTGTTAGATTCCTCATCAAAATACAATAAGTCCGCACAATAAGAATAACTTACCACATTATTTACCACCACCCTGGTGACTAAATCACCATTGGCATTAAATGCCGGTCTATTCCTGAAAGGAAACGCAAACAAAGTACCGTTAACCCATGAATTTACAAACACGTGTGAAAAAACACCTCTACAAGCACCAAATGTCACACGGAACCTTTGTAACCATTCTAAATAGTTGTTAATTAATGTAGGTATGTTTCTCAAATACGAACCTTCTACATCGGGACTTACAACATCATAACAACCATCAACAACTAATTGTGGATTTTCATTTGTAGGGCATGGAGATAAAACCTCAAGTCTACCATCAACATCAGTTGTGTAACAAGACAATGGTACCATTCCTTGACATCCAAATGAACCAATTACTCTATCCAAGTTATTATCAAGTCCATCACCTAAAGTAGGTTCAAAAAATCCTAACGAACCACCTGTTGTAATTGACAAACTCGATTGACCAGCACTTCCAATAACAAAAAGACTAAGTCTTGGATTCTGATATAACATAAAATAGTTTTTACCATTTGGTGTTGTGGTAAGACTCAAATCTGAAGCAGGTAATCTGTCAGATCTTAATACTAATTTAGCGTTCGCAACAGAGGGGTCAAAAGTGATTGTATGTACCGCCGTAGTTTGTCCTGGTAAACCAGGTTGGTAATACCATGGAGAATATAATCTAACGTTAGGTAATTGACCTCCATTCTGTGTGACGGTACCCTGAGAATCTGAACCAGCAATAAAGGTTCCTCCTTCAATTACACCCTGATATTCAGTACCATAGAACTTTATAAATTGATTGTTCTTTCCGTTATCACTTACAGATCCACCACTTTGCCAAGAATTGTTTACGTAATTGGATATAGGTTGATCTCCAGGAAACGGAAAAAAGGATAGTGTGGACTTGTCTAACGATGAATAATATGACAATCTATCCGTATTTACACCTTGGAATTGACTTTGATTTACTATGAAATTATATGGTTGGTGGAACACCGGTGATGTTGAATAACTTGTTAGGTGACTTTCAGGTGTCTTGAAATTTGTATACCAATTTCCTGACCCACTATTAGGTTGGATAGGAATATTCATCCTGTAAGGTCCTTCGAATATCAAAGAATTTTGAACCCCAAAATTATAACCAAATAATTTATTCAAATCATACTTTATATTTTGAGGTTCAGTATAAACATCAACCCCTCTAACTAAAAATAAAAAATTATATTCTTTCCAAGAATCACCTATAGCGAAGAAAGATCCGAAGGTCTCACTTCTAGTCGTTCCGTTACTATCGACATAGTATAGTTTTTGTAATTTACGTAAGAAATATTTTTCAATTAGACTATCTTGACCCAAATTCAAAATTGTATCCGCTTCAACCGCCGATATCTGATTAATAACTTGAAAATATTCGATACCCGTCTTATACAAGTATTCAGATTCTGTGGTTGTAGAATTTAGATTAACAGATGCTGTTTGTGTCTGACCATTTTGGTCAATATAAGTTACTGTTCTGTTTACCACTCCTGAAACCGAGCTTCCAGTCAAAGTATAATTACCAAATTGATTCAGAGTAGTTGACGAGTAATTAAGGTCAATAATATTATCAGGATCATTAAATGACAGGATCTCACCAGGAACGAAGTTGTTCTGTGGGACTAACAACACCATCACATTATCTGTAAAAGACTGTGAAGGGTTATTCGGGTTATTTACGGTTGTTTGTATTATATTTTTTCCTTCAAAATATCTTTCCCTGATATTCGCTAAATTCATAGATTGTGAAAGGGTAATATCAGGACCCACATATACTTTATCGGTGGTATAGCTTATAGTAATCGGTGTGTTAGCCAATTTGTTAATTTCAGCTTCTAACTGTGTTGCTGATGGTAAAACATAGTTCATACCACTCAACCCATATCTAAAACCTGTTAAGTCAGCCAGGTACTTTTGATTGCGTTTATTACTATTACCCGAATAAGAGTCCGGATCCAAACCTACAGGAAGACCATCGTTAACATCACCAGTTAACACACCCCATGTATCCTGATTGTAGGATGGAAATAATGGGGAAGTACCAGATGTAGTGAATATGGTATATTCACCAATTTTGTTAGTACTAGCATTACCACCGGTAAAAGGGTTACCTTCAATTTCTTGTAACAATAAATCTGAAGCAGAACAATCACAAGCTTCACAATCAGGATAAGATATCATAGGTAATTTCAGATCTTTGAATGTAAATTTTGTAAAAAGAGGAAAGACTTTTATAAAAACAAAAATCGCAACCCCAAACCAAATTGCCGCCTGAACTCCCAAAGTAATCCCCAAAGCAACTTGGGGTACTGGGTTTGCGACGGCAGCGATAGCATTTACAGTATAAATCACACCATTATAGGTTAACCATGAAGACAATAAAATTGTTATTACATATTTTGCAATTGGCCAAAACTGAGCTAAGAAATTCAAAATTGGTATCAAAACCAAACCTATTGGGGCTAAAATTGTTAGAAATACGTTAACTATAAAAAACAATAAATCAAAATTTCTAACAGCATCTGTTGCTGGAAATCTGTTATTTTCACTAGCACATGCGGAATCAGTTATTTCTTTGATACCTATAAAGTTTCCTCTTGAAAGTCCCCTGAAATATTGGTCAACAAGACCTGATACAGTGTAAACCTTATTGTAAATAAACTCGTAGAATGTATCTTCACAGTCAACAATTTCTTGTTGTCTATCCAAAATTTGTTGTTGAGTGGTAAATCCATTAGTATATCCAGACCAATCCAATCCAAAGTAATATGAACTATTCTGTTGGTTTCTCAAATTTGTACTTGTCGAATATGCAGGATCTTGAGATGATGTTATCCAACCGTATTCCTTGATATTGGGTACTAAGAAATACCCTTTCCTTGTTTCATTAATTTCTATTGAATTGGGTTGACCGTATTTTACCTTAAATCGATACTTTCCTTTCGTTGGTACACCAACTTTGGGATCGTTACTTAATATTTGTTCTCCAAATTCATTAGTAGTCACATAATCCAAATTCATGGGAACCTCCAGTAACCAAGTACCATCTTCGTCAATAACTTTTCCAGCCTGAGGTAATTGAGCTTGCTCCAAAATTGGTAACCCATTCGTGTCTTGGAAAATTGTTTGTCTAATAGCAATAATTTCTCCAGAACCAGTTGTTAGGTTACATAAATCCCCCATTTCGGTAGGTGGTCGACAACCCAAACCTACAGCCCTATCAGGATTATTACTCAATAGAGATCCCATAAACAAAGCGGTCGGTTCTATTGAAACCCCAACCTCGTCTAAATTGAAATCATGTCGAGCAATTCCGATTTGACAAATTTCAGGTTGACCCCAAAAAGGAAATACTTCTATCGATTGGGAAAGACTCACAATTTGTGGTAAGGTCGATAGATCGGTTGAACTCTGAAATTCTGCACCTTCTACTTGATCTGAGGTCGCCCTTCCTATTCTAATAAGATCTTGTGGACTCATGGAGAATGGACCCATATCAGATAGATCAAGATCCATAACTAGCGTATGAGTACCAACAGGTACACCCATAATCATAAAGTCGCCACTTCCATTTGTTTTGACAGTATACTTGTAATACTTGTCGTAAACCTCGATTAAAGCAGGATTCGTAAGAATATCTTGTTTGCTTGGGAAGGTCCCTGTTGGTGTATGTCCCCCGTGACTTTTTTCATAGGGTAAAAGATTATACCTATAACCATCCGAATTTACATCATCTATTTCGGAATATGGGTATAAATCTCTAATAATTTCGTTATTTAGGTCTTGCTCTGTGATTGGAACAAATACTGATACTCTCGCATTTGGAATTCCATAACCACCATTTGAAAATACACGCCCTACAACCACACCATAGTCAGCACACATTCTTGTATAGACATCCTCACTCCTAACCTTGAGAGATAGGATCTCAATTTGTTCGAAGTCTTGCTCTAATTGAACATTGATCTGTCTGTCGACTCCAATCTGTGTACGTAACCTATATGATTTTGACATTAAAAAGTACTTTCTATGATAAATAGTTTATTCACTATTTTATAAAAAGTAATGGAATTTCGATAAAAATATATATCAGGAGAAATTTGTAGTTTGGAAGTTCTTAACTCTGACAGTAATATCTTTGGCCGGAAATCTAATCTGATAAATTTGATTCGGTTCAGCGAAGATTGTGTTGTCAACTAAACTTATTTTTCTTGTAACAACATCAGAATATGGCATTGATGTTTGTGCTGAACTATATTGACCACCAACTTTGTTAAAAATGGAAATTTCTCCGACACTTATAACTCCGTTCTCTGATTGGATTATTCTATTCAATTCTGACACTAAAATGTCCTCACCCAAATTTCTGAGTGTTGAACTAAAAAATGTTGTGACTCTATCAATTACATTTGAAATGACTGCACCTTGGTTTTGAGTAGCATCAAGAACAACTTGAACATCCACCCCTAAGTCAATCACTTGGGCACTTCCGATTTGAACATAATCATTTATCATGCGATAGTTTGATAAATATTCCGCTAAATTTTGCTTCATAGTTTGTGAAACTTCCGATGTCAAATTACCTGAAGAATCATATGATAAAACATTTATAATAATTTTGTTGTTGTTCTCTGTAATCGAGACCTTAGCCGGTGCTCCAAACTGTCCTGGCATATTTCTTATGATAGCCTCGTAGTCATTGATTGTAACAGCCCTGTTTTGAGCCGCGAAATTGAATGTAACGTAATTTCTGACTTCCTCAGTCGATGGATATCCCGCACCACCAATTGCCGCTGTTATGTTATTACACGTCAATGAATTGATAACTGACGTGTTGATAATATCAGAGGGTCCATTTACAAAAAAATCTACAGCTCCGATTTGGTTAATAACATTGACACCCAAATTAGTTCCAAGTCCACCACCAATTCTATATTGAATAAATAATGTAGTATTTGCCTTGGGAGTTGAACCCAAAGACATCATGTTGTTTTGGTATCTTTGAATTTTCAAAGGTACATCTATTGCCGTAAATTCTCTTAATTGATCTTCAGCAGTATTAGTTCCACCTCCAAATGTTATTTTTAAAAATCCTTCAGGAGTATATTCTGTAACAAACCTTTGTTGAGTTTGAATATATCTACCTACTTTGATTGCAGGATCATCAGATGGTTTAGTAGGGTCTTCGATAAATACACGATCATCCGCCAAGGCTGGAACCTCATACCATCTACCCGCCGCCCCCAAAAATTCTTGTGGTGTGGGTACGTTGGAATATGCTGTACCATCTCTTTGTATTATTGATGTAACACCCAATACGTTCTTTTCAGGTAAAAAGAATTCAAAGAAAGGTCTTACATCATTTGGTGTAATAACTCTTTTGAAAACTTTCGTAATACCATTGACAACAGTTTCCCTTTTTGTAATGGTATAATTTATGAGGTTACCGTTTTGATCGAAATTTGGTATTTTTAATCTATTAGGAAAACCATCTTGATTGAATGGGGAGGCAAAATTTACATCATAGAGAACTTCAAATATTTGACCCGACCCTATTACTTGACTACCTCTACGAAGTATACCCAAATATCTTTCATCTTCTTTGTCTCCGAAAGCTGGTACTGTGATTGAAAAATCTACTAATGCAATCGAAGGTCTTTGTCCTGGAATCTTTAATCCGTAAGTTCTCGCAATATTGTAAATCGAAGATCTTTGTTGTGCATATTGAAGGACAGTTTCTTGAATGCTTCTATCGATGTGGTAATGAAGATTATCGGCCACCGCAGCATTCAAATCCAAGAAAACCGAGAATACCGAAGCATCATTGAAGTTATCAATAAGTTCGGGGTAAAAAGTTTTAGTGTAATTTATTAATTCCTGTCGTATCGCAGCAAAATCTCGTACTGTATAGGATATTCTTCTTTCGGCCATAATCTTAAATATTCAGAATAATAAAATCTTTAGTGTTGAACACATCGTTTGATATCGCATAATCAACCCTGACAGTTGCAGTATATTCAGCAACATCTTGATTGAATCTTGTGATTGCAGGGTCAATAACCCCACCAGCACCTGTGGCCGTTAGACCCGCTTCTTCACCTGTAGGTGCCGTTATTGTTATACTTGTGAGTTGAAGTTGAGGCATGTATTTGGTTACAGAGTCTCTGATCTCAGCTTCAATACTTTGGAATGTTGGTCCATCTAAAGGTTCAAAAATATATTCCAATAATCTTGTACCGAAATCTGGTAAGAAATATCTAGATCCTTTTCTCGTCAGTAGTAAATGAATAAGATTACTTCTGATTTCTTCCGCAGTGTAATCTGTTAAATCCAAGTATTTTCCATCGAATGAATCGATAAAAGGAAAAGTTAAACCATATGTCCTACCATTTGCCATATCTGATAAATATACTTTAATATTTTTTTTAAGACATAAAAAAACCCAACACCTAAGTGTTGGGTTTTTCAGTCATGAACTCTTGTTTAGAACTTTTATGCCTGACAAGCCACGCATTCAAGGTCATTTAGATTCAACTTCTTTCTAGCGAAAGCTTGTGCAGAATTCATCGAATGTTGATAGTATAAAGTCTTAACACCCAACTGCCATGCGTCTATCAACAATTTGTTGACATCCTTAGTAGGCATGTCTGGTGAAATCATAAGGTTCAAAGATTGAGCCTGATCAATATAATCTTGACGAATCGCCGCCTGATTGATTATTGAAGATTGATTGATTTCTGCGAAGGTTCTGAATACATCCTTCTGTTCATCAGTCAAAAACTCCAAGTGTTGGACTGATCCATCATGTTTTTTAATACTATCCCATACTTCTTTAGTATCTTTACCGATTTCAGCTAGTAACTTTTGAAGAACGGGATTTTTGATTGTTACCTTCAATTTAGCAACGTCTTTTACATAAGCATTTGACCAAATTGGTTCGATGGATTGAGATACCTGACCCAAAATAAATGCTGATGAAGTCGTTGGTGCGATTGCATTCAATGTGACATTTCTTCGTCCATACCCTACTAAATGTTCAGGCTCTCCGAACATTTCTGCGAGTTCTTCTGAAGCTTTGTAAGACTTATCTTTGATAAGTTTGAACACCTGTACGTTCAGACGTGCTGTATCTTTACTATCGAATGGGAGATTTTTGGATTGTAAAAATGAATGCCAGCCCAAAACTCCAAGACCTAGAGCTCGTTGTCTTTTAGCAAAATTATAAGCCTTTTCTAAATAGAAGAATGCTCGTTGACCTTCTAGGGTTCCGTTGTGTCTGAGACTGTCAATTTTTTCAACAAATTCAGTAACCACAGCATCCAAGAAATAAATCATAGTTTCAACAGCATCTGTATCCTTCCATTCGTCGTAGTGTAATAAATTCATAGAAGATAAAACACACACAAATGACTCTTCTTCTGAATTATGAAGAGCAATTTCAGAACAAAGGTTTGAGTTATGAATTTTCATATCCTTGTCCTTATAAACCTCAGGAGCCTTGTTATTCATAGTATCGGTGAACATGATATAAGGATATCCAATTTCACCTCTTCGTTGAATTACTTTTGCCCATATTGCTCTTTTTTCATCATCTCCAGCAATCATTTCTTTCATGAACTTATCTGTCACGGTAACTGCGTGAGTCAGGTCTTGGATGGGGAATCCCTCGGTTCCAATTTCCAAGAATTCCATAATGTCAGGGTGTTCGACAGGTAGGTATGGTGAGAAACGACCTCTACGAGTTGATCCTTGTGAAATATTATCAACAACACTTTGGAACAAATTCATAAAGTGAACTGAACCAGGTGCGTGTCCATTGTCTGTAATAGTGGCTCCACGACCACGGATATTTCCAAAATATCCAGAAGTACCACCACCCATTTTACTCATCTCTCCGACCTCAGCTTGAGTATATAAGATTGATTCAATATTATCACCAATATTAGAACCAAAACAACTCACAGGTAAACCTCTTTGTTTACCAAAGTTTGCCCATACAGGAGAAGACAATGAATACCATCCTTTACCCATATAATCATAAAACTTATCAGCAAATCCTTCAATTCCCAAAAGTTTTTCAGCATGATCAGCAATAACTCTGATTCGCTCCAAGGGTTGTTCACCCTCACTCAAATATCCACGACGGAGAAAAGTAATTGACTCTTCGTTGATCCATTCGAATGGTTTTCTATTTTCCATATTGTTTTTTTATAAATTAAAATAAGTCGTTAAGTGTAATTGATTTTTGTTTTTTACTGTAATTGATACTTCTTTTATTGAAGAAGTCGGTGTGTTTTGTTGTGAGAATTTCATCATCAAACCACTCTGTTGTTTCCAACACCTTTTTATCAACTTTGAATACATTTTCAATACCAATAGAATTCAAAGATAGATTGAATCTGTGTTTGATAAACTCTAAAGTTTGTTCTTTGGTAAGAAAATCTAAATCCCCCTCCTCGAAAATCCAGTTGACAACTTCAACTTCAGATTCATACGCCTCCAATGTAGCATCTACTAAGTCTTCGATAAGGTCTTTGGTCCACCAACTAGGATTTTCTTTTTTGATAAGATTTACCAAATCAAATCCGAATTCCGCATGGATGTTTTCTTCTTTGGAAGTAGCCTCAACAGCATTACTAATACCTTTCAAAACATTTTTGTGTTTGTTGAAAGCCATAATAACCAAGAATTGAGAGAAAAGGGATACGTTTTCAATAAACATAGAAAACAGGATCACGGATTCGAAATAGTCTTGGTTATCCAAAGATTTAGAATTAGAAATGGATTTTTCCAAATATTTGATTCTTCTGCGAATAGCTGAAACTTGAAGTAAATTTTCAAATTCTTTGTTCAGTCCTAACAATTGAATCAAATGTGAATACGCGTCAGCGTGTCTAACTTCGGACTCTGCAAATGTTGCACCGACATTTCCGATTTCTGGTTTTGGTAGTCTTTTGTAGATATCCCCCCAAAAGGTTTTCACCGCGATTTCAATTTGAGAAATTGCCAACATGGCTCTCTGTACCGCAGTTTGTTCCTTTTCATTCAAATGAACTTTGAAGTCTTGGATGTCGGAAGTAAAATTAAACTCGGTGTGTACCCAATATGAGTGTCTGATAGCATCCACGTATTCCAACAAATCAGGATATTCGTATGGTTTCAAATTAACTCTTTTGGTAAAAATATTTGGTTGATGTTTCGAACGGTAAATAATATATTCTTTCGCAACATCGTTTAGACCATTGTCCATAAGTTTGTTTTCAACCATATCGTGAATCTCATCTACGTGAGGAAGGTGGTGTTTGTTACCTCTGAATATACTTTTTTTGGTTAGTCGTGCAATTTTTTCAGCCATTTCAACATCTGTTTTACCAGCACTATTCATTGCCTTCAAAACCGCATTTTTGATTTTTTCAATCTCAAATACAACACGGTCACCACTTCGTTTGATAACAAAACGTTGGTCACCACCAATCATATCTATTAGATTATCCATAATCTATTTAATTTTTATAATTTTATTTTTTACAAGTTAACCTTGCTGTCTTTCTCTTTGTTGTCTCTTTTCCATAAGTTCTTTGATACGATCACGTTTCTGCTCTTCTTTTTTCTCTTCGAAACCTAAGAAGGTCACAGAACTTTCCGTATCAATTTCCAACAATTCGTTGTTGAACTTACAGTTCTCAAATACAACACCATCTTTACCAACACGAGACTTGGTTATGGCGATGGTAGCCAAGTTCATTTCTTTTTGTTGAAGGGTCTTTGCCACGGAAATGATAACGTGACCTACTTGAGCCTTTTTAATACTACCACCCATTTGGTCGGTGGTTACAACCTCAGAAGATATAGAGCTTCTGTTTCCCTGTGTTGCAGTCCAACCCACAACGTTCAATTCATGACAAAGGGCTTCAAACCCTCTCATGACTGAACCTTCACTTTTCCATTCATCACCTAAGTTTTTGTCAGGAACGATACAATCAATATAGTCGACTAAAAGCATATCGATCTTATGACCATCAGCAATCATCTTACGAATCATATTTTTGATTTGGGTCATAGTGTGAGTGTCAGAAGGAAGTTTTTTCAAATATAATTTATTTGTCATTTCCTCTCTTACTTGACGTGCCTTCTCAAGAACTTCATCACGGTGAGTCGGTAATTCATCGGGAGCAATTCCAGTCCACATAGTGAAGTGTTTTCTTTGGATAACCTTTGGATTGTCCTCGAAAAACAACTGTAACACATTGTATCCATTGTTGAAAGCACTGTTGGCAATCTTGGACAAGATCGTAGTCTTACCCACACCCGTAGGTGCCAAAATTACTCCTAACTCACCCTTAGCCAATCCTCCCTTAAGAAGTCTGTCGATACCCTCGATTCCCATTGGGATGGGATGCCTGAAATCCTCATTTAGTACATCATCCAAGTTGTTGAATACATCTTCAACTTTGTTGTTGTTTTCTCCAATTTGAATTGCCGCCCTGAAAAGTTCTTCGAGTTTCTCGTAGTTCTCAAATTCACCGTTGTCGAGAATTTTTTGAGACTTAACGATCGCTTTTTGTAGTTCTTGTTGTTTACAAAATTTAAGTGCCTTTTCTTGAACAAAATCACCACCATCTATCGGAGAGTCCTGTATTTGCTTGATCGTATCATTCAAAATCTTGAGCATCATTTCCTGTGGAAACTCACTTTTTACGATCTGATATAGTGTCTCAAATGATGGTGAACAATCGTATTTCACATAATACTCCTTCATTAATTGAAGAAGAGTTTTGAAATATTTGTTCTCAAAATGTGAGGGCTCAATCACGTCAATAATAGAGTGTGCGAAATCCTTATCGAGAATAATTTGATTTAGTAATTGTAATTGAAAAGTATTTCCGAGGTATTCGAAGTTCCTATTTGACATAATTTATTTTCCCTTTTTCTGTAAGAATAAATACACTCAAGCGAGGGTATAATTCATGTAGTTAGTAACAAAATTTTGTGATGAAAATATGTCAGTCAAGTGTCGAAGAACACTTTTTGCTTGCTGGCGTATGTCTACGGTGTATCTTATTTTAGGCGGGAAAAGTTTTGCATCTAAAATTCTGTGACAAATTGTCTGATCACCAATTTTCACGTAGAAATTAAAATATTCATTGCTGTCGGTATTGTCAGTATCCAAAATTGTTGGATCTTCTAAAATATCATATTGATTGTCCATCATATAGACAACAGTACGCATTTTTTGAGTTTGCTCAAAAGCATCAACGAGGTCTCTCATATATTCATGTAACTCCATAGATGAACGAGCAGTTGAGTTGTACCCTCTCACATTAAAGTATCTTTGGATTACGATGTTGTTATTCAAAGTGATGAGAAACTCCATCTTTACGATATCTTGTTCTTTCATAAAATTTAATTTGATTGTTTGAATTGTCTTTTTTCTTTTCTTGTTAGTTTTGTGAACGGTTTGACAAAGTTTAAAAATGCTTCGTCGGTTTTAGGTAAAAACTTGAAGAAACCATCGTCTGTCATCATTCTGATTAGATTCTTCGACCCCCTACCCTCGGGGTCAATTGTTTCACGATAATAAAGTTGGACAAGTTCTTTACCTTCTTCAGTGATCATCGGATTAGACAAATCCACGATCTGTTTGTTGACATGAAAGAATGCCACACCCAATTCTCCGTCTTTTGTCTTTCCTTTGACCAAATTCTGTAGTGCCTTGTTGGTTTCATTTTCCTGAAGAAGTTGTTTCGATTTAGATAAAATATCATCTACAGAAACCTCTCGGTCAAGTACCTCAGGGAAAAACTTCAAAAAAGTCTTTTCACCGAGTCTTTCAATACCATCAATATTATCACTCTTATCACCCATTATCACCTTTAGTGTCAGGATGTTCTGATGGGGAATATGGTTACCCATAATGGATACTTTATCCCCCATCTTATACATCACTTTGATCATCGGTGAATAGATGGATGTGGTTGAATCTATGAGTTGTAAAAGGTCTTTGTCGGCGGTAAAGATGGTTTTATCTTCATCTTTAGCTACCTGACAATAGTATGCAATTAAGTCATCAGATTCATTATTGTCAACTCTGAGTTGACGCACGAAACATTCTTCCAAGTACTGTTTTACTCGCTCCTTTTGAATATGATATGACTCGAGTTTAAACTCGTTCATATCTTGTCTTCGGTTCAGTTTGTACTTGGGGTATATGTTACGTCGTTGGGATGAGTTGCCGTCACCGTCCCAAAAGACAATGACTTTGTCGTAGTTGTGCTCATCCAACTGTTTTCTAAGTGTGTTGAGAAAGTGGAAGACTCCGCCGATGTGATTTCCATCAACGAAGAATTCTCGAACTCCGTGGAATCCGATTTTAAATAAATTATCTCCATCTACTAAAAGAGTTTTCACTTCTTACCTCTTGAAAGGTTCGACATAGTGTAAATCTGATAAACGGTGTGCAGAAATCCTGCTAGACCAAAACCCATAAGGAATATACCTAATCCTAACAACATATTAGAGTGTTTCAGGGTCTTTCTCTTCATTCAGGGAAAAGTCCCCGTCTGAACCAATAATCTCCTTCCAGTAGTCAGAATGCTCCTTCTTGTAAGACTCGATGGAAGCTTTCTCCTCGGCGGTATCCTTTCCTGCCAAGAAACCATGTGGAGTAACAATAATCTTTCCGTCTTCGTAACCCAATCCATTGATGTGATTCTTCATAACAGAAATTTTTGAACGGATAGCGAACTTCACAGTTCTCTTATCTTTGGTCGCAGTGATCTTTGTTGTACCAGCACCTTTTTGGTTTCCGAAAAGAAATACCAATGATGAGTTCAACCAAACTGATTCACCACCTTTTGCTTTGATCTTTGGTTGTCCAAATGGATTGTCAGGAAGTTCAACCCAAGGTTGATTTACAATCACTAAGGTATTCTCGTATTTTGAATCGGCCTTTCGTGAACCCGAAATTCTTTGGTTGATACCCATACCAATCTTGTCAGCGAGAGTGGCTGCGTTGTGTTGTTTTCCACCCTTACCTTCATAAGTCATCTTTGAGGGTACCGATCCAATTGAGTCCCACAAAAACAACAAATCATACTCCAATTCACCTTTCTCTTGAGCATCTAAAAGATCATTGATGTAGTCAGTAATTTGTTCAATGTAACTAAAGTTATTATTGAAGATGAAGAATCCATCCCAATCGATCTCACCCGTTTCTTGGTCAACAACTTCTTCACACTCAAATCCCATCAGACGTGCATGTTCAAAACTCCACTTCTGTTCTGTGATAATAAACACAGGAAGAACATTTTGTTTCTGAGCACTCACAGCAGTTTTAACAAGTGCAGTAGTTTTACCAGTGTCGCTGTGTCCCAAAAACATGTTGATATGTCCAATAGCAGGACCAGGGAGACCTACCGCCTCCAAGAACTCTTTACCCAAGTCAAAGAAACGTTGGGGTTTGTATTTTGCTGAAGTAGAGAACTTCTTCTTCAGTGATGAGAAATCATTTTTCTTTAGTGCCATGTTATTTTTTAAATTCGTATTCGTCTGATCCGACAGTACTTTCAATATAAACCCAATCTTCGTCTTTTACAATATCAATTAGAAATTCATTAGGATTTTCCTCATAAATTTTTTCTTGTTCTTCAGTCAATTCAATTTCGTAATAACGATACACTGGTGATACTCTTAATATTTTCGCCATTTTAGATAAAAAAAGAAATGGTGCCGACATCGCCGGCACCATCGTTTATTTAGAAGGGTAGATCCTCATCAGGGTCTGCCCCTGCCTGTGGATCAGCCAACTCGTTTGATTTACCACCTCCCATAGAAAGAAGGGCATCATCTCCATAAACATACTTACCTGTTTCAGAGTCCCAACGTGGTTCTTCACCACGAACAATTGCCTCCAAATACTCAACAGGTTTCTTTGAGTAAACATCCTGCCAAGTCAGTTCATCAGCCAACCATTCTTTCATCACTGATTCATCAGTATGAAGTAAAGAAGGGTCATCATGCATAATAGTTTGAATTGATGTGTAATCCTTACCACCTGGGGTTTTTTGTTTCACTAATTGGATGATTAGGTCGCGACCTTTTTCGGGATCGGTGATATCACCTTTTTGTCTCCAAATAGGAATAATTTTGTCAAGAATACCTTCGTTCTTGTAGTTGTGTTTGAAACGCCAAAATTTTACACCTTCTTCTTCAGCATCACGGTCAACAACCTTTACGATGTAGAATTTGCGTGATTTGTATTGACGAGCAAGTTCTTTATCAGAATCTTTTCCCGTGGACATAAGTTCTTCGTAAACTTCGTTCAAAGGTGAACGTTCATTGTCATTTTTTCCCGGATCATAGAATTTCTGCCATTTACCACCAACTTGTAGTTCGTGGTAGTAGACCTCTACGAAAGGTGATGATCCGTCTTTAGTGGGGAGAATTCGAACTCTTCGTTGACCTTGAGCCTGACCTTGCGGTAGGATACAAGCGAAGTACTTCTTCATTCTTTCTTCCTGAGACATCTTCCCTGAGTTGTCATAGGATTGGGTGTTTTTCTCGTATTGAGCGAGAACTGCGTCAAGTGGACTAGCCATAGTTGTAAAAATTAATTGTTAGACATAAGAATTATACGCCAAGTTTATTGTTTCGTCAAATTATTCGCCAAATAAAAAGGGTCACAATGTGACCCCTTTAATATAATAAACTATATTTCAAAATCAACGCATTCCAAACCTAGTGTCTGTAGGTTCAGGTAAAGCAGTATCAAAAGATTTTTTTATTTCACTTGGAACGATTTGTTCAACTTCATCGGATGTCAATACATATTCGTTCTTACCAGATTTTTCCATGTCTTCTTGTTTGTCATCGAAAAAATCTGTCAATTTTTGATGGAACGGACCTGAATCCAAACTACGTAACTCCAATTTTTCTTGAGCCGATTTTGGTCTATACTTTTCAATTTTTTCTTCGATATCATTCAACTTTGAAACTAAACCTTCCATTTCAGACAATTTACTTTGTAGTCCCTCAAGTTGTTTGAACATCATGTCAAAATACTCATTCTGTTTAGATTCTATTCCTTTTTGTGAGTTCACCAAATCAGTAATATCAAGCTCTTCAGATCCAGTTTCAGTTTCCACAGAATCCGACTCGTCACCAATTTTTTCAACTTCATCATCTTGCGCAACATCGATAATCTCGGGTTCTGGTGTTTCCGCAGGTGCTAACATTGGATCCTCGGCAGGTACTTCAGCCGCAACCTCAGCCCCAACTTCAGGGGCTACTTCTTGTTCTGTAATATATTTGTTGATAGAATTGTGTCTTGTCAATTCCTCCAAGATTTTCTTGTCAATATTCATTGTTATCCGTTTAATAATTGTTTAACCCCTTGAGGTGTTTCAACCTGAACTCTTCTATTTGTTCTCATTGTGTTGTCTACTCTTTCGATCAAACCATCACGGTCTCTGACAGTATAGCAATTACCTGTGTCCAAATCACACACTTCAGTATATCCGTTACCTGTAGTTTTTTCACTATATCTTGAATTTTTTCCAAGATAATTGTCTAAATGGGCTTTAATATTCATAATATTTTTTCTCTATAAATATCATCAAAAGTTAATAAGTCCCAAAGAAATACATTTATCAACTACTTCAGAGGCTTGTTGTCTCAAGGCAATAACCGATTGTTGGTTGGCACTATACCAATTATTTCTTTGTTGTGGAGTTTGGAATCTCTTGGTTGGCCACCATTCAGTCCAAACAAAAATGAGACTGTCAATAAATAAGTCTTTTTTATTCCATTTGTATAAACGATCCGTATTGTATATTTTGGAATAATATGTTGAAATGAAATCAATTGATTTTTCAAAGTCGTTGAAAACTGCATATGGGACGGATACACCGTTAGATGTTGTTCTACACCCGTAAGTATCTGTGAAGAATTTTCGTCTTTCCCCGTAAGTGATGCCTGAATAAACCGTACCACCAAATGGAGTTCCACCTAAATCGTAATCGTAAGTAATAAATTTGTTATCATCGTGACCATTAGTATATGCCGTGAAGAAAACTAATCCACGTAAAATTTGGTTATTGACTCTGCTCTTCAACAACTTGGCAAGATCTGCGAATGTAATTTCACGTTTCACACTTTCAATACCTACAAAATTTCTATACTTTTGGTTGGCAACTTGCATATCAGCAACACACCTTACAGGATCTGCCGGTGTGGAACTTTGGTTGGATTGTATTGAATTTCCGACCGCAATAACATTTTTGGATACAACTTGTGCTTGGGTGTCTTTCAGTCTTTGAATACTTTGTACAAGTTCATTCAATAGATTTTGGTTGAGACTTACAATTTGATTTGTAATTTTTGGGACAGATGCAACAGGCATTCTTAGTCCTGTGAAGAATGTTTTGAAATCACCACCGTCAATTACGTGTTCCACAGACTGTATCATATATGGACCATAAAACATCGGTACATGTTGAAGGTTGAAATACATTGTAGGTTGTATCATTGCATTACCTAACGATTCCACTCTACATTCATAACTTCGAGTTTTGTAATAATTGTAAAGTCCAACACTTTGTCCAATAGCTCTTTTACCACCGGCCTGTAATGATATGTCGGTAAGTACCATGTTTGATTCGGCAGTGGCGGCTGCTCCATTCTGATCGAGTTGAATTGAATAGAAAACTCCTTGGTTTCTTGTTCCAAAATCAACATTGAATCCAACAACTTTATTTGATAAAGCAAAGTCTGTTTTGTTTTCCAATTTTCTAACTAAAGGTTGGTCACCACCACAATCAAATACAAAAGCGTCTGTTTTCCATCTGTAGTCTTGATTCTCTCTTAAATTTAGATGTTCTGAAGGCTTACCCACAAAATAACAAACAAGTTTGGGTGAGGACTCACGGTAATCAACTTCCAAATAAGTTCCGAATAATGAATTTGCTAAATCCTGAGAGGTTTCGGTTCTCGGTCTTTGACCATTCACAACTTCTCCAACACCCCAAAAGTTTACGTAGGCCGGCATTGGCATCATTTGGAATTTATTGTCAGCAAATATTTTACTCACAAAATCAATTACTCGGGCGTTGGTCTGAGCAGTACCTGTCAAAAGAGTTTTTAGTTTTAAGACATCAACCAAAACTAAATCACCAATGTCACGATTAGCTCTATCTAAAAATAAAACATCTTGGAATAGAGTTCTTTCTTGGAACTCACCACCCGCAATCCATTTGTCGTTGAATGCCTTAAATGTTTCCCAGAACTCCAACTTTTGTTGATCACCATCCAATGCGGACAAAATCGGTTTTTCATTTGTCTGTTCAACATTTGGTAGACCTTTTTGTAAACTAAAAAACAATTGAGTTAAAATTCGTGAAATAAATTGGTCGTTCTGAGTGTAATAGGTGTTTATTTGTTCAGTAAACTGAGTAGCACCATAGTTACCGTTCGCCAACAATTTTTGTGTACCATAAATTTTAATCAATGGAGCAAATCTTTGAACATTTGTTTGATTGAATTCAACATTGAGATCGATAAAGAAGTCCGTATAGTAACTACCATTGTTAGAATATTCCAAACCTGAAGTTGTTGCGAAACCTACGTAGGTGTACATCGAGTTCCAAGCTTGTGGTGACAGGGCTTGTGATTGAGCTAATGTGATTGTACTTGTAGTGGATGGTAATGTGTTTTGTACATAAGGTCCATAAGTAAACGGATCAAAAACCCTATTTGTTGGTAATGTTGTGAATGATCCCCATAATCTTCTGTCGAAATTACTTGGATTTCCGTATCGGAAAACTACATCATAATTCAAAAATGTTTGAAGAGTATTGGTAATTTTAATAGCTTGGGCTTCAGAAACTCTTGATACATAATCTTCATAAGGAAGTTTATTATCAATCGTATCGATGGTCATAAGTTCCTGCATCAAAAATTGAAAATTCTTATTTACAAAACTAACACCACCCACATCTTCGATCGAGGCGTCTTTTGAACTCACACTAAATTTGAGGAACTCTTGTTCGAATTCATCCAAAATTTCTTTCTTGAACGTACCGAAAATTTCTTCAATATTCGAATATTCTACACCTAATTTGAATGACTCACGGTTA